CACAATGAAAGACTTGGTTATACGCAAAAAGTTTTTGAAGTTTTGTCTACAAACATGGAAGTTATACAGGATGGTGATGTTCCAGTCATAGCAACAAGACTAGAACTAAAAGAAATAGAAGCATCTGTATTTAACTTTGCAACAAATGATTACACCACAGGTCAAGCAGAAGGCTCTGATGTATCAACAGGTGATTACAGTGTAACTGCACCAACAAATCTCTCTCTAGCACAGCAGAACGCCATTGACGGCACAACCAGTAAGGTAGACATACTTGTATCTTGGACTAACAACGCTAGTGATAAGGTAACGCTTACGGAGATAACCTATAAGCTAAGTACGGATAGCAACTACACATCAGACTTTACAGCAGGTAAAGGAGTCACAAAAGCATCTATTCCAAATGTGGTAGTGGGTAGCACTTACAATGTAAAAATACGCCACATAGATGTAAACGGTGTGGCTAGTCCTTACACAAGCGTAGTAAACATCACTATATCCGCAGCTTCTTCTGCACCTGCAACACCAAGCAATCTTTCGGCTTCTAGCAACAAACAAAACATATTGGTTTCTTGGACTAACCCAAACAGCTCAGATTTGCGAGCGGTAAAAATTTATAGAAGAACGGCAAACACAACACCAACTGACGATACTTATCTAGTAGATACGCTAGGAGGAGAACCTAACGCAGTAACTACAACTATTTTTGGAGATCAAGACGGTTTAACCGCAGGAACAACTTATTACTTTTGGGTAAGAGCAATCAATCATTCAGACCAACACTCAGCATTCAGTAGTTCTGTTAATGGCACATTTACTGCAGCAGTTATTGGTGACGGCACTATCACAGAACTTAAATTGGCAGATGATGCTGTAACCAATGCAAAGATTGCCGTTGATGCTATTCAAGGTGATGTTATTGCTGCAGGCGCTATCGTTGAGGGCAAGCTAGGTACTGACTCAATATCAGCAGCAAAGATTCAAGCTGATGCAGTAACTTCAGCAAAAATTTTAGCTAATAATATTATTGCATCAAAAATAGCAACTGATGCAATTATAGCTAGACACATTCAAGCTGACCAAGTAACGGCAGGAAAAATTAATGCTGATGCAGTGACGGCTAGAGAAATTAATGTAAGCACACTATCAGCAATTAGTGCAAATGTAGGAACGCTAAATGCAGGGACAATAGATGCAGCAAGCATGACTATCAGCAACCTAAATGCAGGAAGCATTACAGCAGGTAGTTTAAATGCACAAAGATTGACTTTAAACGGCTCTACATTAACAGCAGACGGCAGTGGTTTAAAAATATCTAGCGGTGGAGTAAATACCACAGAATTAACAGATAACTCAGTGACAACTTACACAGCTACTACTGGTGTTAAATACTATGACTACGATGGAACTTATCCAAATGGTTCTAGCAGTGAGACACGATTGGGTTATGCAGGTTCAACTGGAACTTTATCTACAACTTCAGGAGCATATTATCCTGCTGAAGCAGTTATGGTTGAAACAGGAATTGTAAGATTGCCGAATGTAGCTAATCCGATTATTACAGTATTAGCATTTTGCCCAAACACAGTACAGGCAAGTGCGAATAGTGATGCAGTTTATTTAAGACTTCAGTACAGACGTGCTTCATCTTCAGGTGGTGTAAGCAGTGCTTCATATTCTGATATTGAATTGCGATCACTAACTGATAATACAGCAGAACAAAACACAGGAATACAGGGCATAGTTCCAACATCTTTTGCTTTAGCGAATTATTATTATCAATTCAGAATCACGTTAAGGGCAGTAGGTGTTGATGCTCCCACTGGCGGAACAAGAAGTTATGGTCCTGCAACCATTACAGCAATTACTACAGTTAAATAATTATGATTAATGTTATCTATTACGAAGTTGCAACAGGTAAAGTTATTTCACAAACTCATACCTTAGAAGGAACAGAAGAAGATATTAGACCACTGTGGGATAAAACCAACGACCCTAAACAACTTGCTTACTTAAATGACAGAGCTATTGACACAATAGAAGGTGCTGTTTACAACTCAGCAACAGATGAGATCACAATATCCGCAGTAGCAGACCCAACCCAAACAACAACCTATAAACTTAAAATAATGAGAAATAACAGACTTACTAGTAGTGACTGGACACAAGCAACAGACAGTCCTTTATCAGATAGTAAGAAAGCAGAGTGGGTTACATACAGACAAGCCTTAAGAGATTTACCAACAAGCTACAGCGACAGTGATGATATTGAAGATGTAGTATTTCCAACACCACCATCATAGGAGTAGATTATGCAACAAGACGGAAGATTTAGCGGAGACATGGATAGAAACGAAGTAGAAATGGACTTAAATAAGTTCATGGCTATGATAGAAGAAATCGGTCAACTTAAAGATAAGATTAGAGAACTAGAAGATGCTACTAATGTTAATCCTTGGCAAAAGGTCATACACCTAGCAAGAGCCGTAGACTCATGGCGCATATTCCCTAGAATATTTGTGATTGTATACATCTATCTAATGTATGAATCAGTTATATGGTTTATGAACCTACCTGAGCCTAACCTTGAACAATCAGCATTAGTATCTGTAGTCGTAGGTGCTATGGGTGTTGTGTTTGGTGTTTATTCAGGCAAGTCAGGGCAAAGCAAAAATTTCAAAGGTGAAGAAGATAAGTAAAAATCCACATGGATGCCTTTACATTAATTGAAGAAGTAGGATTGCCTATAGCTAGTGGCTTGGTTATGGGCTACTTCATATTCCTTATCATGCAACAAATGATGAACGGATTGGTCAATAAGATTAAGACTGTAGAGGGCATTGCAAAAATGCTTATTACTAGAGCATCAATAATGAATAACGACATGATACGAATTGATACAAGCGTTTCTAGTGCTTTAAATTTGCCACCTGATCTAGATCGTATCGCAAGGGCAGAAAACTTTGTAGAGGACGGCAAGATAGATGCTAGGCGTGATTAATGGATATAGTCGCACTTATTGATAAGTTTGGTTTTACCACAGTCATGGTCGTTGGCTTGGGTTATTTTGTGTATTATGTGTGGATTACCATAACCAAAACCATTGACCCTGCTGTAGCAGAAATGCAAAAGACTATTATTAGGCTTACCGATCAATTAAGGTTGTTAGATCAAGATATGATACGATTACAACAGAAAGTAAACACTGTTTTAAAATTAAACGATTTTAAGGAAAAAAAATGATTGATTTTTTAATTAACTTACTTGTTGCATTATTATCAGCAGGACTAATCATGTCTTGGTTTGACGACAACCATCCGTTATGAAGAAACTAAGCAACGATCAATTAATTGCTTTTGGCTTGATGGGTTTGTTGTTGACTATTTTATTTTCTTTGACTATCAATGCAGACGAAATGACACATAGTTTTAAAAGCCCTAGTTTCTCAGGTGTCGGCACATCCAGTCATTATTTGACCATAGAAAACCAAGAGTTCAACAGAAAGAAAGCAATTGCTGATGAGATTAAAGCCTATCAAGAAGATTTAGAAAGAGAAGCAGAAAACACCACACTGGCTAGGTTTATAAGAAACCTTGAAAGCAGGATTTATGCACAGCTTAGTAGACAACTTGTGGATAACCTTTTTGGTGAAACACCTAGCGAATCAGGAACATTAGAGTTGGAAGGCAACACTATTGAATACTCAACAGACGGAGATTTTATAACTTTAAAAATAACGGATGCAGATGGAAACACGACTGAAATTACTTTGCCTATTGGGGATTTTTCTTTCTAGTTGCACCAACTGGTCCATATTAGATAACTACATTCCACCAGTTAGCCTAACCAAACAGGCAGAAGTTGGAACCTTAATTAACAAAGAACTAGCAAACATTGGTAAGCCTTTTATTAAGCCTACTATAGCTGTATACCCCACAAGCTTTACAGATCAAACAGGACAGCGTAGAAGCAACAGTAGTTACGCATCTTTCTCCACAGCCATAACCCAAGCACCTCATGCCTATCTTATTCGTGCATTGAAGCACGCAAGTGATGGAGAGTTTTTTGATGTGGTGGAAAGGGTTGGACTGGATAACCTAACCAAAGAAAGACAGCTAATCAGATCAACAAGAAAAGATTTTAAAGAAAGCAAAGACTTATTGCCCCTCACATTTGCAGGTTTGTTAATGGAAGGTGGTGTGATAGGATATGAGAGCAACATAAAGTCAGGTGGCTTGGGTGCTAGATATTTGGGCATAGGCTCAACCAAAGAGTACAGACAGGACATTGTTACCGTCTCTTTGCGTACCGTTTCTGTAAGTACAGGAAAAGTATTGACTGAAGTGTTGACCACAAAATCAATTCTAAGCGTAGCTATAAGTCAAGATGCTTTTCGTTTTGTTTCCAATGACACAGAGTTAGTGGAGATAGAAAATGGCATGGTTGAAAATGAATCTGTGAATATTGCACTCCAAAACGCAATAGAAACGGCAGTCTTAGAAACCATACAATTAGGTTTAAAGAAAAATTTATGGAGCATAATAGATGAAGAAATACTTAATGCTATTCGTGGTTAGTTTTTTGTATGCAGATAATGAAGTTTATGTAGATCAAGTAGGCGCAACTTTTAACTTAGAT